CGGCTCGTCATACTTCTATTGGTTTTGTCAGCACGTTTACTGTTGATCTGACGATCAATTCCGTTACTGGTAGTGCGACCGGCAACCTTCGATTGACTCTCCCTGATCCGGTATTGTACGAAGCAGCGTTTGCTGTCTGGCTCACTAATGGAACCAATCAAGCCAAGACTGCTGTGATCGCTAGAGCCATTAACGGCACTAGCTATTGCGAACTTTCAGCGTTTGAAACCGGATCTGCATCTAGTCTTGCTGGTCACCTACAAGCAACCTCCCGACTCATTGTCAGTGGCACTTACTTCACTTCGTGAATCTAATCGCAACCAGTCTCCAGTTGGGGATGTCTGTGCTACAGAGCGCGATGGGAAACCCGTCGTTTCTTTGGCAGGGAGTGCTGGTGCGCTGTCTTCCTGCTGCGATTACTGACGCTAACTCGGTTATCTCCGGTGGGTTTCAGGACAACGTACAAGCGAGAGTGTTGGTTAAGTTCTCCGACTGGCGGTTGGCTGACTCCACGCTAGTGACTGTTGACGCTGCGGTCTGGTCTTGTGATGTAGGAGCAAATGTTGACCGGCTCTTGCAGGAGAGCGGCAGTTTGCTGCTCCAAGAGAACACTGACCGCTTGCTGCTGAATTTCGGGAAGATGATTCCGGTGGTGGGAAGGCTCCTTACTTACGATGGTCGCCAGATGCGGATTGTGTCTGCAAAACGAGATGCAAGTGGAGGGTTTTACATTCTAGACCTAGCCGCAAAAACCAAATGACTCCAACCATCACATTTGATACATCGCGTTTTCAGTTGGCTTGGAGAAAATACCTCGCTTCTACATCACGAAGCCTTCCCGCTGCTTGCAACTCAAGGATGTTTTACCTGCTTGTGCGGGTGTATTTGATTTTGTCGCCTCAGTCTCCGGTTGAAAAACGAAAACAATTCCGCGCGGCATTGTACCAAAAGGTGTCAGTCAAGGGATCAAAAGGCAGAGAAGTCGAAAGAATCTACGCGATTGTTAACTCAAAACGAAGACCGGGATTGTACGGCGAAAAAATGCGGATGGCCGCAAAAAAGGTTTTAAGCCGAACAATTGGTGGCGTTGGATACCTCAGGGCAATGACTGTCCGAGGAATTAGAAGGTTTCAAGGGTTTAAACAATTTGGAACAAAGAGCCTTAAGACCGGCAAGTACAACAGCGCAAACAAAGCAGCAATTGCCCTTTCGGCAGAATACAACGCAAAGCAGGAATCGGTTGCGATTTACCGCGCGAGTCAGGTGAAAGCTATTTCAAGCAGGGCGCAGGAAGGTTACTCGCCAGTAGCGTCCGTTGAAATTTCTGGGGCAAGCGTCCCTGTGATAGGTGGTAGCGTTTACTCAGTGTTGAACCCTGCTTTTACCCGTTCACTTGCGGACGAAACTTTGGAAATGGAAAAGCACTGCATGGGATTGCTGGTAGATGCGGCTAACAAAGAATTGGTGCAAAATGGATTTCAGGTGAACGAATGAACGCTGTTTCCCTAAGAACTGAACGCGCCATTGCTGATTGGCTTGCTGCTCTAGATTGGTCCGATTCACCAATCGGAACACCGACGTGCCTTACAAGCTTTGGTCACGGGGCAAATTCAGATCCTGACTTAGAGGATTCCATGCCGTCTTATCCACGCATTGTCGTTAACGTGACGCGATCTACGCCGGTAATGCCTACGGATACAACCTGCGAAATGGAAGTTAGAGTTGACTTGCAACTCTCCGCAGACGACACAGGAGAAAGTTCAGTTCTCAAAATCGTCGAAATTTTTGATTCAGCCCTGCAAGATTTGTTCGTTGAAAATGGTTCGTTGATTTTGAGCGTAGGTCAGTCTAACGAAAACGGTCCATTTACGGCCCAATTTGCGTTTCCAACAGATTTTGGGTCGACTGACATTCAAGATCGCTCTAGGGTTTTTTCAAGAACATTTACACTTTTTGCGTCCGCAACAACTTAACAAACAACTTACATGGCTAACGTCCAAGGCAAAAAATACATTTACGGATCACCGGCTACGCTTGCCCTTTATCTATCCACAAATGGCGCAGCAGTTATGACTGGATACGTTTCTCCAGATATGGAGTCGTACGATTTATCTCATGAATGTGACACCGAAGAAATTAAGGATTCCACTGGCGAAGTCGTTGGTCACGTTGCATACAACAACCGATTAACGCTTACCGTAAATTTTGTTCCAGCAAGTGCCACAAGCGTTGCTCTTGCAAAATTAACCGCTCAACTTCCCGATGCTAATGGAACGTGCGTAATTACTGGTGCGCCCGTTATTGTTGCTGGTGGCTACGCAGACGCTCTCAACGCTGATACAAATAATCGCTGGATTTACGCTGGTGGAGGTTCGATCAAGACAACCAACACCGGTAAAGCGACTGGCACAATTACGCTTAAACGCTACACTGGAATTACCGCAACTGGTACCGCGACTGCTCTTGGAACTTGAGCGTTTTAAATTCAATTTTAAGTTTAGGTCATAAAGGTCCACCGAAAGTTCTTGGGGTTTGCCTTAAAACTTTTTGCGTGGGCCATGCCCTAGCTTTGCACAGGCTGGAATCTCCTGTGATTTTTGGCGGCTCTATCACCTTGCCCGACTTGATTGAAGCCGTCGCGATTTGTGCGGAAGACCCGTCTCAAGCGGAACGAATGATTACCTCAAGGTTTCGATGGCTTTTGTTTAAACTTTGGTCGTTTAGGTTGCGCCGAATGAATCTGTTGGTTGAAAAATTGAAGTTTGAAAAATGGATTTCATCTCAGTCCAACGCGCCAGAAATTATTCACGATGGAGCAAAAAAGTCTAAAAAGTTGTCAATGCCTTGGCCTGAGCGAATTTTAATCTCATTGATGGATCTTGGCTTTCGCGAAGAAACCGCGCTTAGAATGGCAGTTATAGATGCGGAGCGGCTTGTCCTTGCCCACGCTGAAATGCACGGGCAAGTAGAACTTTGGTCAGAGGAACAAGAAGCACTTTGGGAATACGCTCAAAGCAGTAACTGAAACTAACCATGGGAATTTTTTCAATTCTAGCAAAGATTGGCGTTGACCTAACGGATCTTAACATTGGTGTCAAAAAGGCTGAAAGCCTTGGAAAGCAGATGTCCAAGAGCTTTAAAAGCGACGCAGCCTCAGCATTTGCATCAGTATTTGCTGTTGATAAGTTAGCCTCATTTGGAAAAGCGGCTTTAGACTTAGGCGGAAAACTTACTGACCTTTCGGACCAGCTTGGAGTTTCGGTTGAATTTCTTCAGGAAATGAAGTACGCCGCTGAAACAAGTGGTTCTTCGCTAGACGACATGGCCGCTGCATTGCAACAAATTTCTGTTGCTCGTTCTAAAGCACTATCAGGTGATTCAGGAATAATAGAAAGTTTTGAGCGGTTGGGGATTTCCGCAGAGGAAATAAAATCAGCAAAACTTGAGGATCTTTTTGCAAAAATGGCAAGATCGTTTGAGGGAGACGCTAATCCTCAACAATTGGTTGCAGCATTCAAGGAGCTTGCTGGCCGAGGGTCCGACGCACTAATTCCAGCAATGGCTAGTGGACTAGCCATCGCAACAGAACAAGCTCATCAACTTGGACTAGTAATGACTAACGAAGTTGTATCTGCGCTTGACGAAGCAAATGATCGCGTTGAGTTAATGAATCAAACAATGGTGGCGGGTGCAGGAAGTTTAATGGCTAATATTGTCCAGCCACTTGCTAGGTGGTTTGAGGCAATGGGAGCTTCTATTCAAACCTTTATTATAATGGTTGCGCGGGGTAGGCAACTTATTGGCGGAACCACATTTACTGGCAACATCAAACATCTTTTTAGCCAAACAGGACAAGCGTACATGGCTTCACTTAACGAGCAAGATGTAGCGTTGGCTGCCAAACAAGCCTCTCGTAAAAAATCTGAGGAAGCAAAGTCAAAGTTTTCAATGGAAGGTTTTAGCGGTAAAACCAACATAGCCGAACAAAATCGTTTAGCCGATCTAAGCAAAGCTGTAAACACTACGTTTATGGGTGCTGGAGGAGATTCGTTGGCTAGAATTGGCGGTTTTAGCGGCTATCAATCCTCCCAACAAAAAGTTATTGATACGCTTCGAACCCAAGTTGACAAACTTGAACGAATAGCGACAAATACGGATAGAACAGCCAACGCAATACGAGGCGAATAATGGCAAACATCATTTTTACCCCAAACGGGCCAAATCCAGACACCTTTGACTACATTCCGGTTTCAAGAAAATTTGAAAATTCTGGATCTGGAACCGGAGCCGTTTGGACCTATGTCTATCGCGGCAGCAAAGATGCGTTGCGCATTCAGTCTTTTCATTGGCTAAATGCTGGCTGCAAAGTTTCAATTGATGAGTCTGGGCCTTATGCTTCGGCAACGGTCATTTTTAATGGACCAACGTCTAACCCTCTTGACCCAATTGAAAACGCCTATATCGTAGGCATTGGATTAGAACAAGGTTCGTTTCGGTATGAATTTAAAACCGATTACATTGAAATGAGTTTGTTTTCGCTTCCAGCCGTAATGGCTGAAGCAATGAAGTATGTAAGTATTTCTCAATACCGCTACGACATTGAAAACGCTGTCAAAAACGGACAGAAAGTACTTGGAGACCAGAATTTTCCATTGGCTCAAAAAATTTGGGCAAAGCTTGCAAGAGGTCAGGAATCTTTCCCTATCAGTCGAGTTTCACTTTCTAAAGTTGGATCGTTTAGCGGAAACAATGGCTTGCCGCAAATTCCCGACGCAATGCCGCCAATCTATTCCGGCGCGCGCCTAGCGTTCGATTACCAGTTTCCTGCGGCGGTGCAGCAGTTAATGCCGCGACCGCCAATAAACCCGCTCCTACAGCCAATTCCCGGCACCCAGTGGGGATGGTTGCAAATGAACCAATCTACATCGTTGATTGCAAAAACCAATCAAGTCGAGCAAACGCAGACTTGGACTTTTGCGGCTTGGGACTTAGACATTTACCCGTACTACAGCTAACAAACACTTACAAATATGGCAGACGAAATCCAAATGACGGCTCGGCTTTACGCTTCAAAAAATGGAGCTTACTTGCCTTCCGTAACCTATACCAAATCCGCAACCATGGTTGGAACCGATATGGGTTCTCAAACGCAATCCATTGGAACCGCGTCTTCCGAAACTCTTGACGTTCCCGTCGATGTTTCTAGCCCATACAAAGTACTAATCTCAAATCTAGACAACACCAACTACGTCGAGCTTTCGTTTACAAGCGGATTTATTGCTGGTGCAGGTACGATGCGCCTTCCCGCTGGTGAAACGATGTTGATTCCTTACCTTAACACTAATTTGTACCTGATTGCCAACACCTCTGCGGTGACCATTCAGGCCACTTTCTGCGAGATTTAACCCAACAACACTATGGCTAATGAAGTCGAGATGTCGGCGCGGCTCTACGCATCCAAAGGTGGAGCTTCAATCAACTCAATGTCTTACAGTGCGATAGCCAACATGACAGGCACCGACATGGGGCAACAAACGCAAGTGGTTGGCACAAGTGACGAAGCGTTAGACTTGACCGCCGATCTTGGTACGCCCTATCGCCTTTTGGTGATAAACTTAGACTTGGTTAATTCAGTCTCAATTGGGCCTTCTTCTCCGTACTCGTTTCAAATTCCCGCTGGGCAGTTTATTCTTATCCCTTGGGTTGATGCCACCATGTACGTCAAAGCCTCAAACAGTTCCGTCAAAATATTTGCACAATTTTGTGAGATTTAACCTATGCCAATCGAACTGCCGGGAAAGGTTTCTGAAAGCGGTTTGAAGTCAGACCATGCTCGGGCCATTAACAAATTGATTGAAGCTGTTCGGCGCGCCCAATTGGTTGCTGGACCCGGGCAGCGTATTGAACAAAGCGCAAATGGAACCACTCTAAAAGTAAAATCTTTTGGTAATGGTGCAACTTTAACTTCAGAGGAATCGTGGTTCTATTGATATGCCATTCGCAGTTGATCGCAGTGATCGAATGTGGAGTGCTGGCAATCTCAATGATCTGTACTCTAGATTTGACAATAAGTGTGATAGAACATTAGACGGTAAGACTCCGTATGTTGTTGGGCTTGGTCAAAAAATACCTTTTGGTGTTACATACGATTATTCCAGAGATCCAGACACAAGCTTTTATGTCTTTGGAAGCACTCTAACTCAAACTCAGATTGAGCATGAGCTTTCTTTCCTAGAAACAAAGTATCAAGACAAAGGAGGAGGTCAGGTTTATGTTGATAAATACGTTAC